CCCCCCCCCCCCCCCCCCCCCCCCCCCCAGACCCCTAACAAAAGTGTAACATATGTTTTTTATAAAAAATAAAACAAATTAAAGCGTTTTTTGTTAAAAAATCTGAATCAAATAAAGAAAAATATAAACACGTATAAAGAGAATTATTTTTTTATTTAAAAGTGTGTGAGTTTTGCTTTTTTAGGGGGGATAGAGAAAGAAAAAAGATATTTTTTATCCGGTAAAATGATGACAGGTGACTGTTATAAAAACACTTTTCTGTGTCAAAAGTGATTTTTGACATACCTTGAGAATGAAAAATAAGAGAAGCTTATAAAAGCGGCGAGTTTTCGAAGGCACCTTCTTCGGCAATATCACTTTTTCGGATTTGGATCTTTTATTTTGTCATGTTTTCCGGCAAATCCGTTTCCTTAATAAGGCGCTTTTGTTTATTCGTTGTTGTGTCTGTGATTGTGTTTTTGAGAAAAAGCCTTGGTTTTTGCATAAAATCAAGGCTTTTTTATGCGCCAAAAAATATTAAAACAAAAAGTTTTTGATGATATTTCCCGATTTGTCTGTGTCGGTCTGAAAATTGCCTGCCGATGACGCCTGAAAGCATGGCCGCCCTGTTCCGGACAGCCGGTTGTTAATTGTACCTGCGCTGCGAAAGCATCAGTCTTCGGTAACCAGTTTGATGCGTTAACATCGTTTGTATTTAACGTCGGCCGACGCAATTTTGCCGGATCAACCTTATTGAGGTAGCTTAATGCCGGCGATTATACGGGCGCGGCTAATGAGTTTCTGCGATGGAAATATACAGGAAACAAAGTTGTTAATGGATTGCTGCGGCGGCGACAGGCGGAAAAAAAGCTGTTTGAGACTTGAATTTTTAACAGGGGTATGTTTATAATGTGTTATCGGGGTTTTGTAGCATAAAACCGACTTTCAAAGAACACCCCCGCAGAGTTGCCGCTCTTGCGGGGGTGAGTTTTATCTACTTGCTATTTCGCTTTTAATAAAACTGCAATCGCTAACAATATGTAAGCGGTTGCTTCAAGGAGTTTATGTAGCATTATACCTCCTTTCAATCTGCTGTAAGGCAGACGAAAGGCATATTACAAGCATATCCCAACGTTGACAAGGTCGGAATGGTTCCGGCCTTTTTTATTAAGGGAAGGAAGAGTAAATGAAAGAAAAATTAAAAAAAATGCTTAAAGCGTTATGGTCTAAACCGGTTCTGGCAGCCGTAATTATCGCTTTGGCCGGCGCGCTGGGTTATGAAATGTCGGCTGATGATGCTGATCGCTTGGCCTGCCTGTTCCGAGCAGCCGGTTGCTAACCGTTTCTTACCAAACAGCGGCAGAGGAGGTAAATAATGAATACGCTTTTAACGGCTGTTTTCGCAGCCGTCGGGTTTTTCTGGCGTCCTTGGTTAGGCGGAAGCTTTGGCGACATTTCGCGTATATGGAAATTGATTATTTTAGCCGGCATAACGCTTTTAATGTATTACACCGCCGGACACCTGCCCGTAACGGGTAAAGAATGGGCTCTTTTCGCTTGGGTGTACGCTTGGTTTATGAGGTTTTGGAACCATTCACACGGGGATTATTTCTATGTAAACGATATGGAGTCGGACGAAGCCCGCTCAAAGTTGGTTGACACTTTCCTGCGCTTAATATACGGCCCCGGCGGATATTATAACTTTAAAGGCAATGTCACAGGCCTTTTTTTAGGCTCTACAGCACCGGCCGTTTTGGCCGCTGTGGCCATGCCGAATTTTAACTTTGCAGCAGGCGGCGCGGTTGTCGCGCTTATATACGGATTGACAGGCCGCCTTTTGTCATGCCCGGAATATAAACGGGTTAAAATCGCGGAATACATAAGCGGGGCGTTGTGCTTCGCCCTGTTTTATTCAGGCTTAATGAAAGGCTGAAAACATGACTGATTATACACTGGGAAACGAATCTGAAATCAGACTGAACGATACCGAAAACAAGAGTTTTTATTCCATTCGGTGCAAAAACCAGTTTTTATGTATTTGTTTTTCAGATAAAGAAAAAGCCCTGTATTCGGCAGAATACAAGACTTTGTGAAATGGTGGGCACTACAGGGTTCGAACCTGTGACCCCTACCGTGTGAACGGAGCGGGCGTTTTGGAAAGTGGCGGAAAACTGCGCCTTTTGATGACTGATTTCTGCCGTTTTTTGTACTCTATTGCCGAGTTGTTGACGTGTTTTTGTTCCATTTGGCACAAAAACTTTTTAAGCCAAAACAGCGGAGGCTGAGCGAAGATAATCAGGGGAATATTTCGCATAAATACGATACGTCGTTTTTATGTCCGTATGTCCGAGGTAACGCGCTATTTCATACATGGGAATCCCCGCCATAGCGAGCCACGTCGCGCCGCTGTGCCGGAGAATATGCGGTGTGACTTTCGGAAGTCCGGCGCGTTTTGCACAACGCTGAAAAGCTTTCTTTATGTCATCAACAGGTTTTCCGTGATATTCAACGACATGATCCGTTTGAGCGGCTTCTTTAGCTTGAAGAAGGACAGCGCGGAGTGTGTCGTTCATTGGAACGGTGGCGCGGCGTTTGTTTGTTATCCGCATTTCCGGATCAATCAGATCAATCAATCCGGTTTCAAAATTTACTCTATCCCACGTCAAGCCGAGTATCGCGCCTTTACGGCCAAGGGTTCCGATAGCAAGTGAAATGAAAACAAATAAATGAAAACTCTTTTTTGCTTCGGCTAAAAGGGTTTGATATTCCTCTTTTGTGATCCAGTATTCCCGCGCCGGCGATTGTTGCGGAAGGTGTATTTTGGGGCTGTTCTGAATAATGTTTTTTTGTTTTGCGTAATTCAAAGCGGCGGCAAGAATGGACAGTTCCCGCCGTATTGTTCCGGTTTTTACGCTTTCTCTAAAGGAAAAATAAGCGTCAACGACGTTATCTGAAATGCTTTCCGCAACCAGATGGCCGAAGAATTTATGAAGCGGCTTGAGTTGATGGCGAACAGATTCAATTTTTCCTTCTTTATCTTTCTGCTTTTCATAAGCGTTTAAAATCTCGCTTATTGTCGGAATAGCGGAGAACTGCGCTGTTTTTTGTGATTGAGCAATGAACTCCGCAAGGGCTAACTCAGCACTTGCGCGATCTTTTGCGTGAGTGCTGATCTTCTTAGTGATTCCTTGGCTTGTGAAATAGATCGTATAAGTCGATCCTCTCTTGCGGAGTCTAGGCTGACAAGTTGTGTTTCTTGGTCTTGGCATTGTTTTTCTGTCTTGCTTTGTTCGTATTCCGCTACCTGATCGGGGCGGATTCGGATCAACGATCCAATTTTAATATGCGGCAATTCGCCGGAGTTGACAAGTTTTCTGACGGTCCGCGGCGAAACGCCCCAGACTTCCGCCAAAGTTTGAATTGTGTAATATTTCGCAGGTTCAGCCATCGCCGTTCCTCCTCTTTGTTTTCGCGTTTCTGATATGTTTTCCGAGGTCAAGCCTTAGATGGCATTTCTGACATAAGACAATCAGGTTCGGATATTGATTGTCCTCCGGTGTTCCCTTTAAATTTTCGATATGATGAACAGTTAAAACGACTTTTGAACCGGTGCGTGGATTCGGCTTTCCGTGTTCCGCGCCGCAAAGTTCGCACTTCCAGCCGACGGCTTCTTTCCGTTCGTTGCTGATTTCGCGCCAGTTCGCCGGATAACGTGATTTGTCGATTATCGGCATTTTGATTTCTCCTATACGGTTTTAAGCCTTTGCCGTGTGTCGGTTTCGGAAAAACAATCGGCAATCCGTCGCACCGGGCAACAAGAAAAAAACGCTTTCTGATAGTCGGCGCGCCATAATCGCACGCCCGAAGTTCTTTGAATTGGACGGTATAACCGAGCTTTCTTAATTCGGAAAGCCACAGCCGGAAAGTTTCTCCTTTCCGCGTCGGATCCGGCATATCATTAACAAGAGGCCCCCACGTCTGAAACTCCTCAACGTTCTCAAGACAGATAACGCGGGGACGGACAAGGCGCGCCCATTTAACGACGACCCACGCCAACGAACGGATTTTTTTACTGACCGGCTTTCCGCCTTTCGCTTTTGAGAAATGCTTGCAGTCCGGCGATGCCCAAAGCAGGCCGACCGGCCGACCGTTCGTTACCGCCACCGGATCAACGTCGAAAACGTCTTCGCAAAAATGCTTTGTTTGCGGGTGATTCATCTCGTGCATAGAAACGGCTTCGGGATCGTGGTTTACGGCAATGTCAACATATCTGCCGGTAGCCAATTCAATACCCGTTGACGCGCCACCGCCACCGGCGAACAGGTCAACGATCAGGTCATCGTTCAGGTTGAAATAAAACTGACGGCTTAACATTCTTTTTTGCCTTTCAGCAATTCCGTGGTTCTATGAATATTGCCGACGACTTTCCACTCATAGAGCATCATTGTTTCGACGTGTTCTCGTAAATCCTCGCCCAAGTTTTGAAACATAAATTCTGCTGTATCTTCCACCCAATCAACACGGCAAACACCATATCCGACCAAGTCAACAAGATCACCTTCATAGATCAGTTTTTCGTTCCAGTCTTTCATACCCGTGCATTGTTCGATGGCAGAGGGGGTAAAGAAATACCATTCGGCCTCCCAACTGTCGAACTCGTCTTCTTCAATCCTTCTGATCTCTTTTTCCGAAAAGCCCTGTTCGCGAAGCTGAGCCTCTAAATCATCTCGGCCTATGCCGCAATCAAGGTCTTTGTAAATCGCGACGTCATACAGATAAAACGATTTCGTGTATTCATTCCCGTCGTCATCGTAAAAGGTAGCGTCTTCAAAAAATGCTCTGAATTTAAACCTGCTGTTTGTCATTTCGATCTCCAATTTTCTCTTCTTATTCGACTTTGCCGTATTTGATGCCGTTTTCTTTTAAAAACATCTGCAACATGCGAAGCTGTTCTTTCGTTCCCCAAACGCGGAAGTCTACTTGGATAATCGGCATTTCTTCCACTTGTTCCGCTGCCGGACTTGTCTCTGGTTCTTCTTCCTGTTTGTAAATCGGGCTTTGTTTGACTGACGGGGCTGTTTTTTCTTCCTGCCGCTTCTTTGCCTCCGCCGCCGATTTGATGTCCTGCGCTTTGCGAATGACTGAATTGATGTCGTAACAGGTTTTATAAAAGTCGATCAAAGCCGGTTCGTTCGCGCCTAATTGAAGTGCGGCTATGGAGTTCAGGTCGCTTACGCAACGGTTAAGAACGTCTTGCAAAAGTCCTTCCGCCGCTTTTTCATTGACCGAAGCGTTCAGCATCTCCTTTTTGAGCGCAATCGCTTTTTCAAAGGGAAGAACGCTTTGGTAAAAATCATAATCCCGCCAGAGAAAATCGTAGAACTTTTGAAGAGCGGCCAAGCGTTCCTCTTTTTTCCGTTCTTCGTAGGCTTTGACTTGCCTGTCGATTTCGTTTAACGGGAAGTCAATCAGGCCCGTTAAAACTTTGACCTGTTCGGCGAAAGCTTCATACGGAATCATCGAACGCTTTTTGATTTCTTTCCGCTTTGTTTCAAGCGCATCTTTAAACTTGTTCAGCGCGGCGCGGTCGCTTTTGGCGTCTTTGATTGTCGCGTCTGTATAGACAAGTCCGCGATACTTTTCCATAGCCTCGCCGATTTCCGCTTTCAATTCGTCAAAATTAAACGTGATCGACTGCATCGCCGGTTCTTTTACAATCAATTCCATTTTTTTATTTCCTTTCTTTCAGATAGAGTCCGGGTAGGCGGCGGAGAATTTCCCCGCCGGTGGTGATGTTGGTGTTTTTTCGATTAAGCCAGCAGTTTGACGGCTTCTTTCTGCTTATCCGTCAGCTGGCCGATGATATATTGAAGGGCGCTTGCGCCGTGAACAATGCTCAGCGCCCAGTTCGCCGCAGGCAGTCCGTCCGCCGTCACGTTGCCGTTAAACGGTTCCGTCGCCGTCACGCCGTCTTTGAGTAAAAAGCCTGCCAGCTCTTCGCGCAAAACTTCTCGGATAAGGTTTTTAAGCACATCTACGTCTAAAGCGCAGGACGTCTTGCCGGAAGTCCCTAAACACGCTTTGACGATTCCGCCGATTTCCTGCTTGGCCTTTTCCGAAAGCACGATTTCTTTCTTTCCAGACGGCAGGGAACGGGTGTGTTCCGATACCGTGACAGGCTTGTCAGCGATATACGCGCCAGTTTTGCGAATGGACGGCAGGACTTCTTCATACACCCAGTCGGCAAAGGCTTGTGCCTGCGGTTTGTTCGACCGGAATATCAGACGGTACAGATTCGGTTCGTTGATGAAGGTGACGGATTTAGAGCCGCTTGCATGGCTGACGTAACTTTTAGTTACACCAGCCTGCTGTAACTGTGTTTTAGTTTTGCGGCTATTTGACAGCCCTAAAGCGGAGCAGGCGTCCACAAGGCAAAACCAAGCGTTGCCGTCAATCGCCTGTGTCCGGACAGAATTGTTCTTAAAATTAAATGTGATGATTTCGTTTGTCATTTGTTTGATCTTTCTTAGAAGACCGCCCAAAAATGAGTAGGCGGGGGACTCACTAAAAGCCTCAAACAAAAGCTTTGACCGATATTCGATATATTTTCGGTTCTCGTCCCCCAAAAGGGCATAAAAAAAGCGCATTGACGGAGCGAAAGCCGTGTTTGAAGTTTTTAGGCTTTCAGAATAGAGCGAGTGCGGATTCTGTGTCAAGAGATTTTTCATTTTTAGCCCCTATGATCGTTTCGGTTAATAATTAAATCAGGCAACAGCGGCATTAAACGGATCGTCGTTTTCCGCCGGAGCTTGTTCCGGTTCTTTAAGCGTCGCTTCTTTTGCTGTGTTTGCGGGTTGAACGGGCACGGTGGCCGGGGCTTCTTCAATGTCGATGTATTCAGCCGTTCCATCTTCCTTAATCAAGGCTTCGTCGGCTTCATACGCCTTTTGCAGATCAACCGACATAATTCCCCATTTGCTGATCAGCTGCCGCAGCATCGTCTTGTACGCCATAGCGTCAAAGTCCTTGTACCAAAAAGAAGAATACTTCCACATATCCTTTTCGGGGATTTGACCGGCAAGCAGTTTCTTGTAGGCTTCTTTTGAAAACGCTTTGGAAAATCTGTCGGCGTGGCAGAGCATTTTCGATTTCGGCCAGTAAATCGCTTTACGAAATCCCGAAGTGTATTCAAACATCGCATAATAGCCGATAGTTTCTCTGTTTTCGCGATCTTCAAAGTCATCGATCAGATTGACTTCAATGTCTTCGTTCAGCGGGTCAAAGCGGATCAGTTCGCCGTCCTTGATCGCGATCACGTTTATTTTGCGGTAATAGCCCGAACGGATCGCCAGTTGAATATAGCCCTTGTAGCCAAGCTGAAACTGCGCTTGTTTAACGCCCGCTTTTTTGTTTTCGTATGGTACTATGTAATATTGACCGAGTTGCGGTGATGGCGACAGCTTCAATCCTTCGCCTAAAAATGCGGCCGAAAGAATGCTTGACGGTTCACATTCCTGCAGTGCCGGGTTCGCTGATACAGCCGAAACAATCGAAGTCATAAAGCTTTGCGCGTTTTTCCCGACCACTTCGTTAATTCTGGCTTTGATGTTCGGCGCGGTCATAAATGCCGAAAAGGTCTGTTTTTTCACAAGTGAATTTGCCATAGTGTTTTTCTCCTTAAATTGTGGGTAAGATCAGCGGCGGGCAGACGTCCTTTTCAACGTATTCCTGCCAAAATTCGATTTCTTTTTGCTGTAAATAAGCAATGTCCTCGGCGCATCGTTTCGCGTCAAAAAAGTATTGCCGCGTCGTCAGCGTCGGAACGTCGTCCTTGTAGTGTTTGATTTGCGCTTTTATGATCGCGAAATCCCAGCCGGTTACGCCCAGACAATGAATGACCTGACAGAAATAGTTGTCCGGCACCTGATTATCCCATTTGTCCCAGTCGGAGGCGCGGCGGATTTCCGTCGTCTTGATTTCCAGAACGCCTTTCCGTCCCGTTTCCCGTTCAATCAGGCGACCGTCCAACGACGCAAGCAGGAACGGGTGTTTGTTATGGCGGAGTATATCAAAATCAACGTGTTTCACGTCATACTGCGGGTTGTCTAACGCGAACAGAGATATAAGATAACCTTCCGCCGCTATGCCGTATTTGACAACGTCTTTGTTGGAAATGTCTTCCTGTTTCTTCCGGCCCGTCTTGATTTGCCATAAATCAACATTAGACATCCACGGATTACGACCGATAACGGCAGCGGCATCAGAGCCGCCGAGGCCGCTTTTGCGTTTATTCAACCATGTCTGCCGATTGTTCTGCATCGTCTTTTCCTTTTTTGAAATTTTCGTAAAGATTATTTAAAGCCGCGCCCAATTCGTAAATATCGTCTAAAACGGAAGTGTCGCCGTTCATGCCGCACCTGCCTTTTTGCGCTGTTGAAGTTGACGGACGGATTTGACGAACGATCCCGCGCCGTCGTAATCAAAATCTCCGTAAAGCCGAAACAGGGCTACCGCTTTCAGTGCGCCGTTCAACACGGCGGCGTCAACGTCGTCGATCAGTTCGTCCAATTTTGGGGAAATTTCCTCGATCATGTCGTCCCGAGTCTTGCCGTTCAGACGGTCGCCGCGAAAGCCGGTGTTGTCGCATTTCCAGTCCCGGACACGGCGGTCGACAACCGGAAATACCTCGTCTTGGATAATGTTGTAAATTTCCTTTATTATCGCTTTGTGCTTTCTAAAGCCTTCCGTGCTTACCATGTCTTTATTCCCCCCACACAATCAAGCTGATGATTTTCCCAACCGCCGCGGCAATCACCGGCGACATCGCATAAACCATAACTTCAACAGGTTTTATCCGATAACTGCGCGGCGGTAACGTTTCGCGGATTTGTTTTAAATCTGCTGTTATTTCTTCAAATTCCGCGTCTATGATCTTTTCTGCCATTCTTCACCGCCTTCCAGCGCATTTAGCGCGATTTCATACAATTTCTCGTCAAACCGCCATTTGCCGCCGTTGATTTCGTAAACTGCGCAAATTTTATCCAATGCGTCCCGAAGGCGCTTTATTTCCGAAGCCTGCGCGTCTGCAAGCTCTGTTAAATCGGCTATCTGATTAAGTAGATGCGACTTCGTCGGTAATTTATAATTTTCTGTCATTTTATCCTCCGAAGATGATCCAAAGCGCCGCGCACCAAGTCGTCATCGCAAACGCAAACGCGGCATAATCCGCCGCGTCCCGCAGTGTTAAACTGCAGAAAGCTTCAAATATTTCTTTCATGATGTCCCCTTTTTCCGGGTAAATTATCCCGCCCGGCGGAGATTGCCCCGCCGGCGGTGATGTTGGTATTTTGTTGATTAAGCCAGCAGTTTGACGGCTTCTTTCTGCTTATCCGTCATCTGGCCGATAATGGATTGCAGAGCGCTTGCGCCGTGGACAATGCTCAGAACCCAGTTTGCCGCAGGCAGGCCGTCCGCCGTCACGTTGCCGTTAAACGGTTCCGTCGCCGTCACGCCGTCCTTGAGCAAAAAGCCCGCCAGTTCTTCGCGCAAAACTTCTCGGATAAGGTTTTTAAGCACATCTACGTCTAAAGCGCAGGACGTCTTGCCGGAAGTCCCTAAACACGCTTTGACAATGCCGCCGATTTCCTGCTTGGCTTTTTCCGAAAGCACGATTTCTTTCTTCCCACTCGGCAGGGCGCGGGTGTGTTCCGATACCGTTACCGGTTTGTCGGCGACATAAGCGCCTGTCCGCCGTATGGACGGGAGAACTTCGCCGCAAACCCAGTCAACAAACGGCTCTGCCGCTGGCGAATTGCTACGAACCGTGATTTTGTATAAATCGCGTTCGCAACAAAATGAAACTTTCTGTTTTCCGCCGTTTGTCTGGAGTTCTCTTTTGACGAACCCCTTTGCAAGGTTTTGTATCATTCGGCTGTTTTGTGGTATTTTAAGGGCTTTGCGAACGTCTGGCACGCAAAACCATATATTGCCGCTGTTAATGTACGCGCGAATGGGTAACGTGTTAAAATTATAAGATGAGATTTCGTTTGTCATAATGACCTCGTTATGTTTTAGAAATGCCACGCAAATTTGAGAGGTGGCGGGACTCACTAAGCCCATAACGAAGCCGACCGATATTCGATATATTTTCGGTTCTCGTCCCGCCAAAAATTGGCATAAAAAAGCCCGCAGATTGACGGAGCGGAAAGCCGCGCTATGGTTTAGGCTTTCAGGATAGCGCCGCTCGGAGTCTGTGTCAAATGTTTTCTCCATCGATATGTCGGACAGCTTCAATCGTATTAAACATTTCGTCGTTGTATTTTTCCGCCAATTCATACGCTAACATACGATAAAGACAGGCTTTGGCGTATAACGCGGCATATTCCCGTTGACTTATGCAGTCGCCCTTCGGACAATGACAAAAAGAGTCGGAGGAATTATGCTTAATGCCATTATTGAACAAATCAGCGGATTTATCGCCGGAATTATCGTCACAGCCCTTTACAATTACTTTTTCATCAGGAAAAGGCTTAAGAAGATTGATGAAATTGAAGAAAAGCTTCTTCATGGTTGGTCTCCTGAAAATCTGTGTGAACATTGTTTTAAAGGCCGATATGTCCCGACACGCGTTGTTAATATGTTTCCCCATGATGAATGGTTCTGTGAAAAATGCGGCGCGCGCGCTTCTTTTTCTTTTGAAAAAAGAAGACAGGCGGAGCGGTAAGGTTCTGCACGTTCATTTTTGTTTTAGGAGAGGATTAAACCGCCCCGCCTGTATGGTGTTTGATTATCCTGAAACGCCGGACGGACATCATGCGTGCCTTCCAAAGAGCCCCGCCCTTATTTTTCCGCCGTTTCCGCTATCTTCTACATTCGCGGCTTTGTCGTCACAGTCTGTTGTCCCGGCGCTATGTTCTACGCTCACACCGGCAGGAAAATTATTCGGGCGTATCCGCCCGGCGTTTTAGAATAACCTTTAAATGATTATCCTGAAGGACAGCAGGGATAGTTAGTTTTTAATAGCAGATAATTATTTTGGGCCAAACCGCAACCTCAAGACAATACGAAAGGCCAACCGTGGCGACCCTGTCCTTGAGGATAACCACCCGGCAGCCGCATCAGCTAGTTGCCGGAGGTTTCCCGAATGGGGGTGTTGCTTTATCCCGGACGCCGCTTGTTCCGCCTGCGCGTCTGCTCCATTCTCATACCCAACGACGCAACGTCGGGCGTATCATATAAACTGTTTCTAAGAGCGCCATATGTGTTACTAATAACACTTTATGTGTGTTGATGTCAATATAAAATCACACTATTTTTGTGTTTTTTTTCTGAAGGGTAAGGAAAACGGTGAAAATACAGGGAAAAATGCGCAAAAAAATGCAAAAAGATGAAAAGATATGTTGACAATGTATCAAAAAGATACATAATTAATTTAATTGATTTTAGGATTAACAGAGATGAAATTCAAAGAACAGCCTTGGATTCCGGCAGACGCAACGGATTATATTCATGAAATTTCAAAAAATCCGTCAGAGATAGCCTATAAACTGCACGCAAAAGAACGTATGGAAGAACGGAATATATTAACCGGAGATGTGTTGTATGTTTTGCGCAATGGATATGTTTATGAAGACCCCGAACCGGCGACGAGAGGATTTTTTAGATACAAGGTTGAATACGTTTCTCCGAACAGCGGTAAAAGAACATTGCGCGTCGTTGTGTTGGCAGATGAAAAACAACGAAGCTTAAAAATCATTACCGTTATGTTTGTTGACGAGTAAGCGGAAGACCGCCGATTATCGGCGTTATAAAAAAGGAAAGGAAAAGAGATGAAACCCTATAACTATTCCGAATGCGGAATAAGAAATGTGTTGATACACGGTATTTCGCCCGTTATTGACGATGAGGGCGACGAAGTCATCAGCATAAAGAATATCAAAGACCTGCATCGCGCGATTGCACAAGCCGTTGTTGCGAAAAAAGGAGGAATGACCGCGGAAGAATTAAGATTTCTGCGCACAGAAATGGGTGAAACACAAGAAGCGTTCGCCAAAATAATCGGATATGAACGCTTGCAAATCACCCGTTGGGAAAAGGGAGAAATCAAAATTCCGCAGGCGATTGATATGCTGATTCGCGCGTTAGCGGTTCAGAAGATTCTGAAAGATGAAATCAATCTGGAAGCGACTTCCCAAAAAATAACAGAAAAGGCCGATGAAAATTTAAACATTGAAGCAACTGACGATTTTTATCGCCCCGCGATGTTCGGTTAAATGCGGTTTGACCCAAAATAACTCGTAAAACAAAAGCCCCGTCAGGGGCTTTCTTTTTTTTATCCGACTTTTTCTGCCTTAAGGGTATAAATAACTTTACCTACAATCTGAACGTCTGATGTTGCTGCAGTGATCGGGCGATACTTTGGATTGTCTGAGCAGATAACAACGTCTGTCCCGATCGTACCTTGAATGCGTTTTACCGCAAGTCCGGTTGACAGGCGAATCAAGAAAATCCCGTCGCTGTCAAAAGATTTTCGTGATATGTCCACCAAAACAAAATCCCCGTCAGATAGGGTTGTTTCCATAGAATCCCCGAACACGCGCAGCATTTTAACGTTGTCCGGCGCAATCGTAGAAATAGCGCGGTATTCTTCTTTTGGCATCTGCCAATAACCGATAACGTTTTCAGCGAAATTCTCTATTCCGTTACCGCAACACGCCGTCGCATTGATCATTTCAATATTGATACAGTTTTCCTTTCCCTTAATAGAAAAGTCTATATTTTTAAATTCTGAAGGCAATAACTCTGATAGATCAATTTTTAAAGCTCTGGCCAAAGCGGGCAGATGTTTTAAAGGAATAGGGTAATCTTGTTCAAAACGGTTGATATGTTGCTGGGATACACCGATCATTTCTCCCAATTTTTTTTGGGAAAATCCTAATTCTTCCCGCTTTTGTTTGATTAAATTTTCATTTTTCATTGTTTTTCTCCATTGTTAAAAAATACACACTAAAAGAGTATAAAGTAAAACACTTATTAAGTGTTGACAGTAATCTAAAAAATGTGTATTTTGTAATTCGGAGGTGTTAAATGACGCTGAAAGAATTTCTTGAAAAAAACAAAATGAGCATGAAGCAGGCTGCTGATCAGCTGGGCTGCCACTATGAATATGTGCGTCGATATGTCAATGAGGGCGTTATACCGTCGAAACGTAGAATGCGGCAAATAACGGCATGGTCCAACGGCGCCGTACAGCCGAATGATTTTTTTGCCTCTAATGACAACGCAGATCCTGATGACAAGGGGGCGGCGTGATTACGGCATTTATTGGAATTGTCGGAATATGCGCTGGGGTGATGGCGGCTTTTTTAGTCGTCGCTGTTTTTGAAAATGCAAAGGGGTAAAAAATGGGAAGAGAATTGAAAGATATACCGACGTTAGAGCTTTTCAATGAATTGAAAAAGCGCGACGGGGTTGAAGTCTTTGAGCTTCCGAAAGGTTCTGAGGGGTTTGTCTGTTATGAAGACTTTGAAACTATCCTCAAAGTAAACAATCAGGCAATCCGGCGATAACTAAAGCGGTTTTTGAGGTGGTTATGAACGAATTTTCCTTTAGATGTAGCAATTTTAAAAGAAGTCCAAACTTCTTTAGGAACGGGGAAATAAACGTATGCCCCACCTTTTTTAAACCGTACCGTCAGTTGCATTGTTGTTTCGTCATAAAAAGCTCCGGAAACATTAGAGCTTTGAGGACTTGAAAAACTGTCAATCATAAATTTTCTCCTGTTTTTTGAAAGTAGGCATTTCAATCATAACAGGAAAATGACAGCCGGGAAAGACCGGCATTTATGGGGGAATGGAGAAAATAGATTAACTCGGCGGACGGGGGTCCGCAGGTGATGGGGCGGGGCCATCTTCTCCCTTGAAAAAAAACGAAAGGAAAAAACATGAATACGCAAAAAGAAACGGTCAATTTTGGGGATTGACGGCGATGATGACAAAGCGGCTTAAACTGGTTATTGACGGCGTTCCGGTTCCGAAAGGCCGGCCGCGTTTTACCAAAGCGGGGGTGGCATACACTCCCGCAAAAACGCGGGCTTACGAAAAACAGGCGGCGATTATCGCTGATATCGGCATGCGGGCGAACGGTTTGAAAAGGTTTGAATGTCCCGTTACCGTTATGGCAACGGCCTATCTTCAAATCCCAAAATCGATGACAAAAAAAGATTACGCGGCTGCGGTTGCCGGGGTGTTATTGCCGGCAAAAAAACCGGACATAGACAATATAGCTAAAGCGGCTTTGGACGGTTTGAACGGCATTGTCTGGCGCGATGATTCTTTGATCGTCGGATTATCAATCAAAAAACGGTACAGCGAACGGCCGCGCCTGGAAATCGACGTATACACGGAGGCGGCATGATTTTTTCATTGACAATGAATCCGACAAGCGGTTATGCTTTGAACGTGGCCTCAAACCACGTTACCAAAGCGGATACCGCGCCCGAAAGTTTTAGCGGTATTTTTATGCCCGTAATTTATGGCGGGAGTGCGAGGAATAGCCTTCGGGTAATAACTCCGCGCTTCTTTGGTAGCGTTTTGAGGCTCCCGCCGCCTATCGGGCTTCTCAAAAGCTCCTTAGTCGGCGTTTTGAAACGCTTTACCAAAGGAGCTCTAATTATGAACGCTATTAGTGCGACCGCCGCTTTGACGGCGGAAAAATCCGTAAAAACTTATTCAGAAATGACCGCAGCCGAATTGTTCAGAGAACAAAAACGGCTGTTTCGTATTGCCAAAAACGAGCCGAACGACGACCTGTCGGACAAAATCTGCTCTTTGGGGTGTGATTTGTATGACTTGATCGCGGCAACTCCCGCAACGACCAAAGAAGACGTGCGGGCAAAGGTGCTTTTTATGTTGGATTTCTATGTTTCGTATATGGGCAATGAGATTATGCCCGTTGACCGTTCCTTTTTTGCGGCGGTCAAAACAACACTGCAATTTTTGAAGGGGGTTTGAGATGAATATAGAATTTAGCGATGCTGTTTTTAGCATATTCAAAACAGAGGAAGGAAAAATCGCGTTGTATACATGCAACGAAGGTGTTTATGCGCGGGACGATCAGGTCGAGTTTAGCCCTGAACTTGCCGATATGGTCTGCGGTGAAATTAAACGTCTGGCTAACGAACTGAAGATGGAAAAAGAAAATGGCTGAATTTATGTTTTACGAAAATATGGCGGATTCCATAGAAACGATTTTTCCCCCGGAAAAGCAGGGCGAAGCTTATAAAGCGCTTTGTCGGTTTGGCGTTTTCGGGGAACTCCCCGAAGATCCGACGCTTAAAATGATGTGCCTGATGGCACGTCCGTCCCTCGAAAAAAAGTCTCAGGGCGGACAACCTGGAAACAAAAACGCCTGTAAGAAAAACGAAGAAACGAACAAAAACGAAGAAACGAACAAAAACGAAGAACGACCCTTTTATAAACAGGAAGCAGGAAACAAGAAACAGGAAGCAGGAAACAAGAAACAGGAAGCAGGAAACAAGAAACAGGAAGCAGGAAAGTTAGAGGTCGCCGCAAGCGTCGCCCCAGGACAGACAAAACGGGCTTGCCGTTTTGAAAATTCCGGGTTCTTGTCAGACGGCTTACCCGAAAGCTTTGCGGAAGAAGCTGCAAAACTCAGTTTTGAAAACGTCGCGGAGAAGGAATATCTGAACTTCCGCGATTACTGGATAGCAAAGAGCGGCCAAGACGCGACGAAGACGAACTGGCTGGCGACTTGGCGGAATTGGTTGCGTCGATCCAGTCAATACGGCGGTTCGGGAGGTGCCGCCGTCCGTACCGAAGCTGTCAGGCGTGATGATCGTCCTGCGGAGGCGGAGACGGACGATCCGAACATCGTCTACGAGGAATCCGCCCGCTGCGGCAGCATAGAGGGCGTCTGGTATTACACCAGCGGGGAGTTCGAACGCGCAAAACGCGATTATCTGGCGAGAAAGGCGGAAAAACATGACAAGTTTGCAGACTGAAACGGCGATAGAAACGCTTTCGGATCTTTTCGGAAAGCCGAAATGGGAGCTTAACCCGCCGGAGGGATTTAACCGCGACGTGTTTTTAGCCGGTTGGGACGAAGAACTGCGGAAATACTCTGAAACGCAGGTCAAAAAAGCCTGTCTGCGCTACGGTAAATACGCGAAAACCAGGACTTTCCCGACGCTGATGCATATTCTGGCGCAGTTGGTTGACGAAGAACCGGAACCGCAGGACGGGACGCCCGAAACGAAAAAAAACACGTTCATGGACGAATTGGCTCAATATCGTTCCCGCTGCATACAGAACGGCTTTAACGGGCATTTGTGTTTGTCTTCGGACGTTGACGAGGCTATGCGCCGTGTCATGGACGAGATCAATTCCGAATACCCGCCGGAAAAACATTGGGAAACACGTTCCGCATCCGATTTGATCGGTCTTGCTCTGCGCAACGGCGTGTTTTGGGACAAGCTTGACGCGCATCTACGCCATATCGTTGAGATGAGAGTAAGTTATTCGGCCTCTGGCGTGGTCGGAGAATTATTTGATTTGCCGAAAACGTTCAAAAGTACCGAAGAAAGGAAATGCGCCTAATGGATAACACCGCCGAAAATATGCAGGAACCGATTCCTGAGGTACGGGAACTGGACAGATTGTACGAAAATGGATTGTTGGGGGAAGACAATCGTTCAGCCATGCGGCGTTACAGTGCCGGGCAGCGTTTTTACAGCGATTGGCAGCATTCAATGTTTAACCCTGATTTTCGTTCATGCTGCGGAAAAAGAGACGATCCCGAACGATTGACGGCGGCGGACAGGTATCTGAAAGCTTTTAACGCGTTAAAACCTGCATGGCGGTATTACGTCCGCTGCATTCTGATCGATGGAGAAACAGTGGATGGTTTTCTTGCAAGGCACCCGATTTACAACAGGACGGCGGATGAAAAGGCGGTTCTTCTTCTGACGTTACAGGACGCTCTGGACGAAATCGCGGGAGCTTATGAGAAAATGGAGAAATCGAATGATTAAGCACTGTAAGCATTGCGGAAAGACTTTTGAGACAAATCATCCGAAGAAGATTTTTTGTTCCGTGAAATGCCGCGGCAGATATTACTACATCTCCGACATGCTGAAACTTGAGGAAGAAGCTCGGAAAGCAAAGGAAAAGAGGAAAAAGCAAGAAGGAAAAATTCATGTTCAGGCAAAAAGCGGCCTTGCGAAGTTGTGGAATCCGCGCGATCCCGAATGTATCGAAACAATGGCTTTCATACGAACGATCAAGCCGATCGACTTCAGCGGCTTAAATGCGGAAATCGAAGACGAAATGAGGAAAAGAAATGTTACGAACAAAAGGCATTACAAAACTTTGCCCGAATTGCGGTCAGGTTTTTGAAGAGAAGAACGGAAAGCGTTTCTGTCGCGAACAATGCCGGCGTAGTTATCACCGGCGCGGACGACAGAATCAAAGCCATTCGTCAGATCGTCGGTGCTTAACAAAAAAAATCTTGACACCTTCTGCGTCCTCTGATAGAGTGTTCTCCATTGGATGCGGAAGTGTGTCCAAAATCTAGCGGGAACAATTCCCGCTTTTTTATTTCTCCAAAAATGTAAACGATGACAGCTTCAGGCGCGGTAGGTGTATTTGCCGTCCTTTGCCCGCTTTATTCTTTTCGGGCGTCTGATAAAAAAGAAACTTTTTCAATCGAATTTCGGAGGGGCGGGGACAATGGCGAACGAGAAGAATTTAAAACCGATCCGAAAAGGCGGTTTAAGCAAAGACGAAGCAAGGCGACGCGGTGCAAATGGCGGTAAAAAATCCGGCGAATCGCGGCGCAAACGGAAAGCTCTTAAAGAACAGCTCCTTTTATTGCTAAAAACCGGAAACGCGCAGAAAGAGCTTTGCACGGCGTTGTTAGAAAAAGCCCTTTCCGGCGACGTGAGAGCCTTCGAGGTCATCAGAGATACGATCGGCGAAAAACCCGTTGACAAAGTGGCGCAGACGGACGGCGAAGGGAACGACGTTCCGAAAAACGACTTGTCGAAGATACCGACGGAAACCCTTTTGAAGATGGCAAAAGCGGCGGGAGCGGGGCTTTATGACGAAAACGACGGCGAAGCTGACACGAAGCGAAATCATAGATGAGCTGGCGCGCCGCGATTTTTCGTTCTTCATAAAGCAGACTTTCCCGAATTTTAAGTTTTCGACTTTTTCCATTTCGGTCTGCGAAGCGTTGCAGACGTTCCTTGACGACGTTGTCGCCGGAAAGCGCCCGATTCTAATCATCGAAGCGCCTCCGCAACACGGCAAGTCGGAACTGGCGTCCCGTCGGTTCCCGGCATTCGCGTTCGGACGTTATCGGGATTTACGCATCGCCGCCAGTTCTTACTCTGCGGACTTGGCCAGCGCGATGAATAAGGACGTTCAACGGATTATGTCGTCGGACGTTTATAAGCGAATTTTTAAAACTCGGATCGGCGAAAAGATCGTAGGCGGTAAAGCGTTGTTGAACGCGGATAAGTTCGAAGTATCGAACGGCTCCGGCTATTACGTTTCCTGCGGTGTCGGCGGTTCCTTAACCGGTAAAGCGGTTGACATTGGCATTATTGACGACCCGATAAAGAACATGACCGAAGCGCGGTCGCCGACTATTCGCGCCACGATTGAAAGCTGGTATAAGACCGTCTTTCTCACGCGTCTGTCCAAGAGAAGCGGTCAACTGATCATGATGACCCGCTGGCACTTGGAGGACTTGGTCGGATATATCCGAAAAACGAACGATCCTGCGCGTGTAAGGATTTTGAGTTTTAAAGCGATTGACGAGGACGGGCGCCCGCTCGTTTCAGATCTTCACCCGATTGAACAACTCGAAGAAATGCGCTCGACAATGTCCCCGACGGAATGGGCGGCACTCTATCAGCAGTCGCCGATCGTCGAAGGCGGGAACCTGATAAAGACGGAAAACTTCCAACGCTACACGGTTGCGCCGGAACGCTTCGAACACTCATTTATCGTGGCGGACACGGCCTTTTCTGACAAGAAGAAAGCTGACGGCTCCGCTTTCCTTCACGTCGGCGTCGTCGGCGGTAACGTTTATCTGCTGAACGGATACTGGAAGCAGGTCGGCTTTCCGCAACTCCGCCGCGACATGAAGTCGTTTTACCTGGCGGCGCGGGAACTTTGCCCGAATCTTTCCGGAGTTTACGTCGAAAACAAAGGGAGCGGAATATCGCTTATTCAGCAACTCCGCGACGAAGGACTGCCGGTTGTCGAACTTTATCCGACGGTAAAGAACGCGACGCTTAAAAAGGAACAGACTGCGGACAAATACACGCGCTTTCTTGAAGTATCGGCGGAATTGGAAAGCCGGCGTTGCTTTATACCGGAAAGCGCCCCGTGGCTTTTAGAGTTCCTGACGCAATGCGAAGGATTTACGGGCGGGAATCAGGACACGAAGGACGATTACTGCGACGCGCTGATTTACGCAATAAAAACCGCCCGAAAGGGCATAGAGATAGACTGGCGAAAGGTCGAAGATGAACTTTTTTCGTAAAAAGAAGAAACAGGAAGAAAAGACGGTCAAAGAGATTGACTGGTCGTCTGCCGCGATTGAAATGTCCGCGGACGACGCGCACGCGCTTTTTTCGGGCATATTCGCCGAGCCTATGACGAACGCGACCGTCCGTCTTGAAGAAGGTGCGGCGGACTTCGGCGCAAAGCGTGGATTCCGTGCGTTTAATAAGCATAAAGGCAAATTGAAAGCGTGGAATAAGTGCGCGACTGCCGTTGTCGAACGTCGCTTCCAGACGGAAAATCAATGGGTGAACGCCCCGCAATCGGTCAACGCCGGCTTTTCCAACGCGCAGCTGTCTTATTACCTGTTTCAGGTCGTCAATTATTACGACTGCATGATTCAGGCTCAAGATCCCTTAATGTCGAAGGTGCTTTCTATTTTATCCGAAACGCCGTTTTCAAAGGGCGGCTATATAGAAAACCTGGATAAGGAACAGGCAAAAACGATTCTTGATGAGGCGGAACGGCGCGGGATATTCCGGAAATTGGTCAAGGCTATCCGTTCAATGGAATGCGTCGGCGGTTGTCTGATTTATTTGCAGACGGAAGATGAGGATTTATCTGAACCGCTCGATTTGAAGACTTACGATGTCCGGAAAATAAAAGATTTTATCCATATTGACCCGATAAACGTTGCTGCTACGGTTGTCAATACCATCGAACCGGCAAAAGCGGACTACATGGATCCGGAAATCTGGTACGTTATCGGACTGGGTAACGTCCATAAGTCGCGCTTCTTGAAGTTCGAGGATAACGTCCCCGAATTGCTTTTGCGCCCGATGTGCATGTACTTCGGCACGCCGCTGACGAACCTGATCAAGCAGGACATTGCGAACAGCAATCTGGCGACGCAAGGCCTCGCGAATCTGATCAACCGCTGTCGTTATATGTTTTTGAAAACGGACGACCAGTCCTACACGACGGGGAACGTGAAGAACTTTAAGGCGCGTTTGTCCGTAATGTCAAAAATGCAGGACAACTTTATGTTTTCGCCGATTAAATCGACCGAAGACGTTGTCCAACAGACAACCGCATTGACGGGATTCGCGGAAACGACGGAATTTCTGTATGAAGTGATTTCCGCTAAAACATCAATCCCGATGACGGAGTTGATGGGAACGAGCGCAAAGGGATTGAACGCAACTGGCGAAGGCGACCGGCGGGCGTGGTACGACCGCGTCACCGTTCTTCGTGCGTCTGTTCAGAATCAGCTTGAAGTGTTGCTCGGCATTGTCGCAGGAAAAGATGACGGACAATTCAAAGAAATTCATTACCGGTTCAACGCTTTGGAAACGCCGACGGAACGTGAAACGGCGGAAATCCGGAAAGCGACGCTTGAAGTCGCAAAGGCGATTATTGAGATCGGAGGGAGCCAAGAACAGACCTTCGACTGGTTGAAGAAACTGGACTTTATGGGCTTGGACAACGTGAACTTCGACGCAGAAAGCTTTGAAGGGGAAGCTGATCCGTTCGCGCAGGAAGATGAACCGACGGGAGTCCCCGAAGCATTCAGTCAGAACGAGGGCGATTTCGAGGGAAAGCATAAACGCGACAAAGACGGTAAATTCACTTCCGGCGGGAAAGGTGGCGACGCTTCCGAAAGAGAAACATCCGAAAGTGATTCTGATATTCCCGAAGAATGGGGAAAATCTTTTTCTGAATATTCTGGAAAACCGGAAAAAGCTATCGAAAAACTTATTTCTGAAAAATCAGGATATGTTCCCAGAGCAATTCATAAAGAAGGGATCGGTGATATTGATTTCGTTTATGGAAAAGGTGGAGAAACAGGATACGGATTAGCTCATATCGCCGAAAAACATGGTGAGGAAATTTTAAAAGAAATTCCTTCACTAATTGAAAACGGAACAGTTGACAATACCCAGAAAAATTTAGGCCGATCATTTATTTATTCGGAAGATAAAAAGATTGTTATAAGTTTCACTCTTTTTAACAAAAAAAGAACTTGGCTTTTAACTGCTTACACTTTGGATAAATAAAAGTTCGCCGCACTGATTCCCCCATTCAGTGCGGCTACAAAAAACAACTATGTTTCCGGGTCATTGTTTTAGGCTTTGTATTCATTATAAGGCCGCCTTCCTTAAAAGTAAAGGTGATAAAATGTCGAAAATGACGCCAAAGAAGGCGCTCTGGTATAACCGGCGCGCCAAAATGCTGGGCGGATATGCGACAATGTCTCCGATCAATTCCAACAAGGCGGCGGATATTTATTACAGGAAATCCGCAACGGCTTTGCTTGAAGCGTTTCTGAATGCGTCGATCCGCGAAGTCAAGAAACATTACGCGACGATTTACACGGCAAACGCGGCAGGGGACGAAATCCAGCCCCGCGTCATTAAAAGCCCCGCAAAGGTCGCGTCGGCGTTTCGTTCAATCCGTGGCCGTCAAATGGACATATTCACGGACAAGGCCGAGCAAATCGCAATTCGTTATGTCGGCAAAGTCGGGAAAATGGCGAAAAAGAACGTGCAAAGCGTTCTGGAGCGTTTTTTCGGGTTAAAGCTGGCCATCCGCTACAACTCGGAACGCTACGACGAAATGCTGAAAATCATTGTCCGGCGAAACGTCGAGCTTTTGCGGAATACAGCGTCGCAGGTCATTGATAACGTTCAAAGCATAGTGACGGACGCAATGACGACGGGGCGCGGCTGGGCGGACATTGAACACGCATTGCACGACCAGCACGAAATCGCTGAAAACCGAATTAAACGAATTGCGCGCGATCAGACGGCCAAAGCGACGGAAGCGGTCAATGTGATGATGCAGCGTGCGGCGGGCGCAGAATACTTCGAGTGGTCAACGTCGAAGGACGAACGCGTATCGACCGGCTACGGCGGCCATAAACAGCTTGACGGGAAGATTTACCGATACGACGAGCCAGAGCGCTATCCGATTATTGACAGCTACGGAAACAGAGGATTGCCGGCGCAACGCGTAAACTGCCGTTGTACGGCTTTGAGCGTCTTCATAGCGGACGGATACCGCGCGCAATGGTCGCCGTCGGACGAATGCTACAAGATAGTGAAGGAATAAAAGAAATGCTTCAATACAGGACAAGGATAAACAACGAAGCGTCGCACCGCTCTTATGACGACAACGGATTTTTAACGGTGGATAAGTCGCCGATTTTATCGACCGACGTTCTGCAATACCTCGGCAAAGAGTTTGTTATTGACGAAGTCGCCGGCGTAAAAATCGATCCGGACAAAATCTATAAAGTCCGGATTCCGCGCGAAGAATTGGAAAAGGCGGCGAAATCTTTTGAACTTTTGCCGATCGTCGACGGTCATAAATGGCTTTCCGGCGGTCTAGACGACGGCGACGCGAAAAAATATCAGGAAGGAACGACGGGATCCGGTGCTTACGTCGATGACGACGGCAAGTTATTCGTTCCGCTTAAATTTACCGGGAAAGGAATTCTTGAACATCTGAAAGATGGTGTTGAAGAACTGTCGGCCAGTTATAGCCACGATCTCCGCTTGGACGATACGGGGCAGGCTGATTTCGTGGCCGTCAATATCACGGGGAATCACGTCGCACTTGTCGAGCGTGGACGGTGCGGTTCGGGGGTTCGTGTTTTTAACAATGATGAGGTTGAACAAATGAAAACGAAAAATGAAATCGCCTTGCTGGTCGACGGAAAGAAGATTGACCTTGCCAAATTCTTTGCCGAAGAACAGAAGGAAGAAGCACATCAGGACGGTTCCATTTCCGAAAACGATGGCGAAATCGATAAACGCGCTGTCATCGACGAAATCGGCGGAATCCTGAAAGATAAAGGTCTGGACGAGGAAATCATCCGCACCGTTATCGGTCTGGCTGAAAAGCTTTCTTACGACAAGTCCGAAGCCGGAACGTCCGACAACGAATGCGAGACGGAAAACGAAGATGGGAAAGAGAAAGCTCCTGCCGAAGGCGAAGAACTGCCGAAGCAGAAAGCCGAAAACGCCGCTATGCTGATCAGCGCCCTGAAAAAGGAAATGGCGGAAAACAACGCCGCTTTGCGCCGCGCTTATAATTCCGCGGTTGCGTTGACCGGTGAAGACTTCCCCGCGATCGGCCTGTCTGTTCGCCAGATCTACGAACACGCCTTGAAGTCGCGGAAAATCGAAACGTCGAACCGTTCCGTCGCGGAACTGGCGGCGATTTGCGAAACGCTGAAAAGTGTCCGCGTCGATAACTCTTTCACGCCCTCCACGTCCGCCACGGTCGCGGAAGACGAAGTCGAAATCAATATCTAACAAAGGGAGTAGAAAACAATGGGTTTTCAGAAAAAAGCTTATGTTTCGCAGGCTATCGGCAAGCCGGGGCAGAAGTCGCGGGCTTTGCCCGATCATCACTTGCCGAAAATCGTTGAAGGCCACGATTTGAAGGAAGGCGCGTTCGCTTTCGCGGGAACGTCCCCCGAACAGGTTAAAGGAACGGCACTCGCCGGAACTTCCCCGATCGGCTTTGCGGCGCTCCAGCGCTATCAGGCGAACCTGACCGGCGGGAACACGATGACGATCAACGAAGGCGAAGAAGTCGCCGTCTATTCGGACGGATATTTCTTTGCGAAAACCGGAACGGCCGCGAAAGGCGACAAGGTCCTTGTCGATCCGCTGACGGGCGATCTGGGCGCTGGTGCGAACGCCACGAGCGCGACGGCGGGAACGCTGACGTTTGAAGACGTCGACTATACCGACTTCACGAGCATTTCGGCAGGAACCGCGACTTTCGTTGTCGACGGTGAAGAACACGCCTTGACGGGGCTTGATTTCCATTCAGCGGCCAGTTTGTCTGATGTTGCGTCTGTCTTTGACACGGCCTTGACGGGTGTTGCCGACTGCGCTGCGTCGAGTGGCGATCTGGTCTTTACCAGTGCAACGACGGGAGCATCTTCTAAAGTCGCTCTGACCAGCACGGGAACGGTTGAAACCGCTCTGGGAACTGGCGTCGCTGTAGACGGTAAAAACGCCTTCATCGACTCCGGTTGGGTTGTCGAAACCGCGTCCGACGTGAACGGCATTGCCGAAATTCACAAATAATCAAGTGAGGTAAAACAATGGGACTTAAATTCAAAACGAACAATTCCAAGTCGATTGCCGATAAGGTGAACTTGGACTTTTACCGCGCTATGAACGAGCGCGGCATCATCCGCGCGTACAATGACGGCAACGCGATTACGACGCCGAACATTAACGCTCCGCTGGGAGCTTTGACTTACATCCGCCCGAAAGCGGTTGAAGTCTTGGTCGCCCCGCAGACGTCGGACACCATCGCCACGCCGGAAAAGAACGGCAACTGGGGTGACGAAATCGTCAATATCAAGGTCAAAGAGTTCCTCGGAACGACGTCCCCGGACGACGGCCAGGAAGACGACGGCCTGACGGCGAACGTCAATTATGAGAACGTCCAGCGCGGCGCGTACTATTACCGTGCCGGATGGCGCGTGAACGACCGTGAAGAAGCGACCGTCGGCGCGTTCCAGGAAAACGCCCGCGCGGACAAAGCCGAAGCCGCTATGCGCGCTTTGAACATTGACCGTAATAAGTTCTTCTTCAACGGCGTTTCGTACAAAGGCCTGGCCGCTCCGGTTTACGGCTTGTTGAACGATCCGGAACTTGACCCGTACATCGCCGCGGCCGCCGGTGCCGGTGGAAATACGGAATGGTCGGACAAGACGCCGGAAGAAATCGCTAACGATATTTCCGACGCTTACGCAGATCTGCAGGAAAAGTCGAACGGCATTGCCGGTGAATTGCTGGCGAAGGGCAAAAAACTCAAATTGCTGGTCTGCCCGGCTTGCGACGCCGCTTTGAAGCGGACGAACAGCTACGGTCTGTCCGCCGTGAAGAAGATCCGCGAAAACTTCGGCGAATCCGTGGAAATCATCAGCGTTCCGCAGATGGCCTCCGCGAACTCCGGCGCCAACGTCTTCTATCTGGTCATCGAAGCCGACGGCAACGCCACGATCTTGAACAGCTACGTCGAAATGGCGCGCGCCTATCCGATCTTCCAGAAAGACAGCGTCGTTTCGCAGAAAATCTCGGCGGCGACGTCCGGTTGCGTTGTTCAGGTTCCGATGCTGATCACCCGTGTGACCGGAGTTTGATTCATCCTTACCAACGGGAAAGAAGCAGGGGGCGTTAATTCGTCCCCTGTTTTTTTTAAAAGGGGCGTAAAACAATGATTGTAATTAACAAAAGCACTCAAAACATCATCTTTAAAATCGGCGCCGAAAAGGTTTTGATCATCGGCGGGAACGTCTTAAACACGATTAAAGACGAAACGTGGGATGCTTTATATGCAAAGTATAAAGGATACTTCGACAAGCGCCGGTTTTCGGACAAGAATCCCTCCGGTTGTTTTTCTTGGCAGAACAAAAGGGAAAACGCGAAAGCCGAGCAAAAAGAACTGGATTTTTCGGAAAACGTCGACAACGGAAAGCAAATGACGCTTAACGAAGCTCTGGCGCTTGAGTTTGACGGAATGACGTTAAAACAGCTTGCCGCCTACGCGGACGAAAATGGGATTCCGTACCGGAAAAACTGTCGAAAAAAAGAACTGCTGGATTTGATTTATTCAGCAGAGAAAGCGAAAAAAGAACAAGGGGCGTAAAACAATGATCGTGCCGTTGCTTGAACAATTCAACGCCATGTTTCCCGAACTCGTCAAATACAATCTGACGCAGAACGATTTGGACGGGGTACAGGGGCGCGTTATCGGCTTTATATCGAATGTCGAAGGCGAAATCAATCTTACCCTTGCGTTGCAGACGCAGGGCGTTTATCTGGCGACGGCACACGTCCTTTTCCTTATGAATAACCCGTCCAAACAGGGCGGACGATTGACCAGCGCGACGGAGGGGAGCGTTTCAGCGGGATTCCAAGCCGCGCCTTTCAATACCATTCGGGACTGGTCGCTTGGTCGGACGGAATACGGGCTGGAGTTAATTCAAATCTTACAGCAAGTTCAGCCGCCTTTGCCGGAAAAAGACGAAAGCCCCGTCCCTTATTACGGAGCGGGAGGTTTGCGAAATGGCGGAATTCGAATGCCTGATTGATATCAAAGAAATTGACGAGATGCTTGCGGAAACGGTTGAAACTTTATCCGGCGCTTCGTCGGTTAAAGCCGGATATTTTGAGGGAAAAGCTTATCCGAACGGCTTTGAGATTGCTAAAAACGCGATTGTCCAAGAATATGGCACGCTTGACGAAGGCGGCTTTATCCCGCCGCGTCCGTTTTTGACAAACGCAATGAAAAATGAACGAAAGTGGGAAAACATTTTAAATGCCGAAATGGATAAAGGACGCGATCTTTCGCAGGCGCTCGCCCGCGTCGGTGAAGAAATGCGTAGCGATATTGTCCGTTCAATCGACGAAAACATTCCCCCGGCGAACGCTGTAAGCACGATAAAAGCGAAAGGCTCGTCGCATACATTGATTGATACGGGAGCAATGAAGCGCGCGACGTCTTATGAGGTTGAAAAATGATTGAAGGCTTAAACTTGCACGAAACGGTCGCCGACGCTCTGGCGGAACTTAATCCGTGGCAGGCTTTGACTTTTACAAAGAAAACGGTTGAATGGATACCGACATCGCGGAAGCCTAAGGAAACAACGGAAACGCTTTTATTAAACGGTAAAATCCAACCGGCGGACACGCAGGAAGTCCAGCAACTTGGCTTCGACGTCACGTCGTTTCAGTATTACCGGATTTATATTTCCGCCGACATTACGCAGATTGACGAACTTCGGCAGCTCGGCGCGGACGAGTTCACGACGGAAAACGGAGACAAATACAAAATTGTCGCAAAAAGTGACTGGATACAGAACGGATGGCGCGAAGGATACGCCTATTTAATGGACGTCGCTCATCCGTCTCCCGAACCAGAACCCGAAGGAAAAGAAGATAATGAAACGGTCTGATATATTCGACTACATCCAAGCGCACGCGCCCGCAGGCGTTCAATTCGTCGACCCGTATCTTTCAACGGTCCCTTTACCGACGGGCGACTTTTGTTCTTTAAATATCCTGCCGATCGAAGACGTCGGTCTTTCGGCGGTAAGAACGTCCGCCTATAACGCCCAGACGCAGACAATCAGTCAAGAGTATTCTCAAGAACGCGTCTATACCGTTCAATTTGACTGTTTCGGCGATGGCGCTTTTGACTTGGCGCTTTCGATTAAAGGCACGCTTAAAGACTTCTTTTATAACGAAGTCGACACGCTTTTCAGAATCAAAACGATCACGGATATTGAGAACAATACGGAACTTCAAACAAATAAGAAGTTCAAGGAAAGATTCACGTTCAGAATGTCGTTTTACGTTATCGACAAACGGACGGAAACCGATCAGCCGGCACTTGAGAACGTCGTTCCGGTGCTTGTTGATATTGCGCAATAACAACGGAGTTTAAAAAACAATGTCAGTTCCTTTTTATATTTTTGCCCCGACGACGGCGCGCGTTGTAAAGCCCGCTTTCGCCGCGGAAAAACAACACATGATCCTGGCGGTAAAGAACAGCCTGATCCCGACGTCGGTCCCGTTTATCGAGTTCGAAAGCGCCGCAGATTACGCTCTTTCTTTCGGACAGGATGCCGTTTACTCGGCTCTGGTCAAATACTTCGGCTTTTTGTCGAAGAGCGGCACGGCGCCCGATAAAGCGGTCCTTATGCGCTGGTACGATACGGACACCGCGCCTTTCGCCGTCGGTACGCAACTTCCGAAGGACGGTCTGGCCGCAATTCAGGACATCTCCTCCGGCACGTTGACTTATACGCTTGACGGAACGGAAACGACCGTCAGCAGTCTTGACTTTTCGTCCGACACCACCTTTTCCGCCGTTGCCACGACATTACAGACGGCCATCGGAGGAGGCGTTACCGTCGCTTATTCGTCCGTCACGGGCGGTTTTGTCATCACGGCGCCGTCTGTCGGTTCCGAACATACGATCGGCGCTTTCGGTGGCGATGACGACGTCTTGTCCGCTCTCGGTCTGGCGAACGCCGTTCTTTCGCAGGGCGTCGACGCCGAAACCTTCGCGACGTTCTGCGACCGCGTCCTTGATGCGAATCCCGCAGGCTTCACGATTACGACGCTTGAAACCGTGACGGAAAGCGACAAACTGGCATCCGCCGCGTGGCTCCAGCAAGTCGTCAGCGAACAGACGCTTTATACGAATAAAAAGCTGACGTTCAATTTTGACGATCTGGACGATTTGACGTCGTTTTCGAACCAAGTCAAAGCCTTGTCTTATACGGGCGTCACTATGACTTACGACCCGAACGGCGAAAACGTGAATATTCTTGACGCCGCTTGCTCCGCTTCGACGGATTACGACAACGGGCAGACGAAAAACTACAACTTCCAGCCCGCCGTCGGTTATACCTCCGTCACGAACCTCGGTCACGTCACGGAATATCAGGACGGACAAACGAACGTCGGCCTGTTCAATCAGTTAAACGATCTGGGCGCTTGTTTCGTCTATTCTATCGGCTACGGCACGCAAGAACAGACGTATTACGGCACGGGCGTCATGCTCGGCACATTCGGAACGGAAGACATCCAGGCAAATCAGGCGGCGCTTGAAAGCCGGTTGCAGATCGCGATCGTCAACGGACTGGCATCCGTCGAAAAGCTGAAACTGCGCGGAACGGACGCGGAATCCGCTTTGTCCGGTCTGATCGACCCGTCGTTTAAGAACTTCCAGCGCAACGGCGCGATTGCCTACGACGGAACGCTGACTGACAGCGACCGCCTGACAATCGTCAATTCGTTCGGTTCGTCCGACGTTGCCGACGCTATCGAAAACAACGGGTATTATTTCCAGATCGAAGAACTGACGGCGACCGACACGGCGAAACGCCAGCGCCGCGTCAAATACGCGTATCTGGCCGGCGGCGTCATTAACAAGGTCGTGTTTAACGCGGCTGTTTACGGCGCTTAATTTTAAAGGGAGTTAAAGAAAATGGCTTTTGAAACTATCCAAAACGCCGAAAACGGCTTTGCTACAATCACGGCGTCCTGGTCTGCCGCTCCGCTTTTCCCGTTCTTTAAAGACGAGGGATTTGCGAAAGACGGGATCAAATGGGACGACGTCGAAAATAAAACCTTCGACATCGGCGCCGACGGTATCGCGACGAAAAACACGAAACCCGTTCTTTATACGGGAACGAAGACATACAAGCCGAACAGCGCTTGCCGCGCCTACTTTGACGCGATCATCGCGGCGACTTCCGTTTCTTTCGGTAAAAAGCCGGCGTCAATCGAATTGATCCTGACGGTGAACAATTACCTGACGGGCAAGAAGACGATTTACAGCGGCGGGGACGTCACGACGTTCCAGGCCGGCGATTCCGCCGATTTGGACAACGGACAGACCGACAAGGCTTATAAATTCACGTTTACGAGCCGCGTCGAAATGCCGCTGTAAAACAGCCTTTCAGGGGGATAGGGTGCGCGCCCGACAAGCCGAACACGCTCGCGGCTTCCCCCTGATTTAACAAACAGAGCGTTTTTTTTACGGAGCGTTAAAAAATGAAGAATATCCAAAAAACAAAAATCGTCTGCGTCGAAGACTTCACGGGGAAAAAATATTTCAAAATCCGCCTTTTTGGCGTAATGGACGGCCTCGATTTTTTCGACAGAATTACGGGCAGCGTGCAGGGATTTTTCGCAAATCAGAAAACGTCGATCAAAGAATATCTTAAAGACCTGATTCCGCTGGCCGTCCCTATGGACGAAACCGGAACAAAGATTGTCTGGCCGGAGGGACAGCCGTTCACGCTCGACGCGGCGTCCGCTATGTTTGAAAATCCGATGGCGCTGGTCGAACTCGGATGGGAGGTGCTGGCGTTTCAGCAAGTTTTTTTCGACTCTTCAACGACCTTCCGATCGTTGATCGAAACAGTCAAAAAAGCCTTTCCTTCGGTCAATTCGGAATCCGAAACGAAATCGGCGCAATCTTAAAGGATCGCGTTTCAATCCTTGAACTTCAAGGAATGGATCTTTTCGATTACTACACCGTCCTGACCGTCCGGATCGTCAATCAGCAGAACGAAATCGCCGAATATAACAGGAGCCTTAACAATGTCAATCCGTCAAGCCGTCATTAACTTTGTCGTCAATACGCAGGCGGCGAAACAGCAGATTTCCGGATTTAAAGCGTCGTTTAAAAACGCGACGCAGGAAATGTCGAATACGTTTATCGGAAAATTCGGAGCGATTGGCGCGGCGTTCGGTGGATTTTCGTCGATAAAGGACATTTTCGCGCAGACGCGGAAATTGACGGAGTTCGCGCAGTCGTTTTCTGTTCCGGTCGAACAGGTTTCAGCCTTTGCGAATACGCTGTCCATGTTTGGCGGCACGTCCGACGGGGCGGTCGCCGACTTGGAACGCGTCCAACAGGCAATCGTTGACTTCCGGACGACCGGCGGCGGAGCGCTTAAAGCCGTTTCCGCTCAAATCGGGATGTCAATGTATACGGCGGACGGAAAAATCAAAAATTCCGTTCAAATAATCGAAGGACTGCGAGAAAAATTCAAAGGCCTTTCCAAAGACGCGCAGTTAAAAGTCGCGCAGGAACTCGGCCTTGCTGATCCGGCCACGTTGTCAATGCTTCGCGCGTCGGACGAAGAATACCGCAAAATGCGCGCCGACGCTGAAAAGATGAACGTCGTTAATTCCAAGACGGCGGAACGCGTGCAGACAATAACGCGCATTCTGGCGACGATGAAGCAACAATGGTTCGCAATAGGCGCGTCTCTTCTTCAATATGTCGAAAAGCCGTTAAACGCCGTTATAAAGGCAATGGAATGGTTCAACGGCCTTTCGGACGACGCCAAAGGACGGATAACCGGTATTGTCGGCGCGCTCGTTCTTATGAAACCCGCGCTTGACGTGTTCACGTTCTTTAAGGGCGGCGTCACGGCGCTGATTGCCCCGTTAAAATTGCTTTTCGGTCTTATGGCCGCAAACCCGATTTTAGCGACGATATCGGCGATCGCTCTGGGTATCGTTTACTTCGACGAAATCAAAGCTGCTCTCGACAACTTCTTAAACAGCGGGACGCCGTTTGCGGAATTTTGCAAACTTGTCGTCGACAATCTGAAAATGATTTTGACGCCGTTTGAAATGGTCGGCGATGCTATCGGTTGGCTTTCCGCCAAAGTCGGAAGTCTTTTCGGGAGCGGTAAAAAAGCGGAAGACCTGTCGAAATTACCGCCGGAGGAACTGGAACGGCGGCGCGCAATGATCCCGACCAGCGGTGAAATCGCCGCGCGTCAATCGGCGAATATCGTCAACGCTACAACGACGAACAATTCGGCGTCGAATAATTCCAAGACTTCGACGGTCACGCAGACGTTCAACTTTAACGGCATCGGCGAAGACGAACAGGCGAAACTGCAGGCCGCTATTCGGCAAGGCGCAACTGGCGTCGGAAGGTGAGGAGATAAATGGCTGTCACTTTTTTAGACAATCTGCGGGAACTTGTCCCGTATTTCCGTCAATACGCGATTTTCCACGTTTCGGAAACAAACCCGAAAGGCGAAGTCGTCCTTGCTTTTGATTCTATCCAAGAAGTCAACTTCAAGGCTCAAACGAACATGACGACGTATCCGACAGAAGAAAACAGGGAACGCGTTGACGGAAAATTCAAACAGCCGTCAACGCTTACCGTTCGCGGGATCATTCAGAAGGGTTCGACCGTAACGGAATCCGTCGCCGGAGCGTTCGGGCTTTCCTTGTACGAAAAAACGAAAGCCGAACTTGAAAAGTTTATCGACGTCGTCTGCCACTTGGATATTCAGACAAAAAACGGCTTTTATAAAAATTACTCCCTCGTCGGATACGAAATCCCCGAAACACTCGACAATTATTCGTATTTTGAAGTGATTATGGATTTTCAGCAGAATCTTGTCGAGGGAGCCTCTGAACCGCTTACGAAAAACATTTCAGACCTTAAAACGCAGGTCAGCGGCTGGTTGTCTAAAGTGGGGATTGATTTATGAAGTATCAGATAAACCTTGCACAGGTCCCGAACGGTTCCGGATCGTTCGACCTTGACGGCGTCGCTTTCGACTTCACCTGGCGCACGCTTCGTGACGGTTCCCTTGTTTGTGATATAGCGATTGATGGCGAAACAATCGCGGGAGGACGCGCCTGTGTCGATCGCTCCCCATTGCTTTTGATTTGTCCGTTTCCGTCTGGTGTCGGGAATCTTTATTTTGCCGACAAATACGGAAACAGCGATCCCATTTATTCGGAATTTAACGATCGCTTTGCTCTGGTCTATGACGACGCCTACGATTTTGAAAGTGTTTAAAAATGCGGTCAGTATCTTGGTCAATTCCCCGTCGGTATTTGCGCCTGACGCTTTACGACGGGCGTTCGTCTTTACGCGAACGCAAAGTTCTCTCGTCCTTAACGGAGTTCTCTAAGGTCAGCGGAGATATATCGTCGACAGTATCTGGTGCGGCAGCGGAGGCGAATATAACGATCTCGAACCTTAAACGCGACACTATGGCGTTTCTTTCAACGAACTTCACGACTTGGACAAAGAACCAGATCCAGAACGAAGTCGAACTTGACATCGGCTATGATAACAATCACGCTCTTTTGTTTCGCGGGGCTATTATTGAAGCCGTCCCGTCTATGGTATCCGAAACGTACACGATCAAGTTAAAATGTCAGGCGCAATTCCCGAACCAGTTAAATCAGGTCTTTTCCGTTTCATCCGCTGGAACGGCGACGGTTAAATCGCTGGCGGAAAAGATAGCGAAGAATTACGGATATTCGTCGAACGTATCAACTGGCGCGGCAACGGAAACGGTCAAAAACTATTCCCTATCGCAACAGCCGCTCGTCAATCATCTGCGGTATTTGTCCGAAATAACAGGGCTTGATTGTTTCGTTCAAAACGACACGGTCATCGTGAAGAAGCGGAACGAAGCGATCAGACGACCGCGCATTTATCGGATTGACGGGTCAAATATGATCGGATCGCCACGTCCGACAAACGCGGGGGCCGTCGTAAAGGTTCGGCTCGATCCGACAATTCGGACAGGTATCGAAGCCAGAATAAAATCGGCGAAGTTCCCGACGCTTAATGACGGGGAATACATAATCGAAACGATTTCGACGTCTTTTGATACGCGCGGGAACGATTGGTTCAACGAAATAAAGCTGACGCGAAAGGATATATATACGCAATGACGAAGTCTAATGTCCCGAATAATAATCCTTCGCGGGAAGGCGATTTTTTCGCCGCGTTCCGGCAGATTGTCCGCGCCTATCTTTCGGATAACGTATGCACGGCGGACATTGTCCAAGTCGCAAAAGTATCGGATGACGGAACGCTTGATTTGCTCCCCGTTTTGGAACGGGTAACGACGACGGGTGAAACGCTCAAAAACACGGAAGACGACCTGATTTGCGGCGTAAAGCCGTTTTATTTTGTCGGCGGCGGGTGCGAAATTTCAATTCCGGTTAGCGTCGGCGATTTTGGTATTTTGCTTTCGTGCAAGTTCGACATCGCCGGCTTTATCGAAAAGCACGCCACCGCGGACGTCGCCAGTCAGCGGCAATTCGACCGATCGAATGGCGTTTTTATCCCGTTCGATTTTTTTGCCGAAAAGAAAACGGATCTGACGATAAAGCGGACGACGGAAAGCGGGACGGATTCCGCCGTCTTCGACAATTCCGGAATAACAATCACGCATGCAGGAAGTAAAACGGCGACAATCGTTCTTTCGGATTCTGGTGTGTCAATTCAGACGGATGCGGATATTGCTCTGACGGCGACGGGGAACGTCAACGTGGACGCGAACGAAGCGACGATTACAGCGTCGGCGGTCAATCTTGGCGGTTCTGGCGGCCAGCCTGTCGCCCGCGTCGGCGACACGGTAACGGTCAACGGCGTTTTGGGAACGATCATGGCGGGGTCTTCAACAGTAAAGGCGGTATAAAATGGCAGTAACGATTGCGCTAAACGAACGAGGGATTGTCCTCGATAAAGGAAGCATTAAAACGCTTTCCGGCGTCGAAGCGGTCGCGCAGGATGTTCAAACAAGAATCTTGTTGAACAAGGGGGAAAATCCATACGATCTTCAAGACGGGATAGATTATGACACGGACGTTTTCGGAAAATACGGCGGGGAAGAATATCTGCGGAATATCTACCGCGACAGGATCGGCGATTCGCCGGAAATAACCGACGTTCGGAATATCCGTTTCACGCGCGAAAATGGAACGGTAAACATTTCTGCAGAAATTCAAACAATATACGGGGCGATCAATGTCTAATCCTTATTTTACAGTAAACGAAAACGGTGTTTTTACCGTTGACACTTCAGACGTCAAAGCCGCGTTTGAAACGGCCTATAAGAACGCGCTCGGCCAAACGCTCGACGTCAATGCCGGAGCGCAAAAACAACTCATCATTAACGACACGGAAACCGTCGTGTCCTTTATGAACGACGTTTGCCTTTTATTGAACAGCGAAAATATATTTTACGCCAAAGGCGAAGCGTTGAACGTCACGGCGGCGCGTTTCGGTTATTACCGGAAACAGAACACGCATACGGTCGTCGCTGCGACAATTACGGGGGACGAAGGGACTGTTGTCCCTGCCGGTTCTCTGGCGTCGGACGGGACGAACGAATACGAACTGCTTGAAACGGTATCAATTCCCGTCGGCGGAACGGTCGACGTCGAGTTCCAGGCAGTCAAACCGGGCGTCGTTGTCTGTCTTGCCGGAACGCTTACGACGATTGTTTCCGTCATTGCCGGATGGGATACCGTTGACAACGCGCAAGCGGGAATTGCCGGATATGACGAAGAATCCGACAACACGTTCCGGAATCGCGTTCTAAACACGCTCCTTCAGATGCGCGCAAAGGTTCTGCTTGGAGCAATTGCCGCAAACGTTGGTCAGGTCGATAACGTCCTATCCGTCAAGGTTCTGGAAAATCCAGTCAATACGACAAATACGGTTGAAGGCGTTTCAATGCCGCCTTATTCGATTTATGTCGGCGTTTTGGGCGGCGACGGCGCGGATATTGCCGAGGCGTTGGCGAGGACTAAAACGCTCGGTTGTCCGATGGTCGGCGATACTGTCGTCACATATTACGACGCGCAGGCCGCTTACAATAACAATTATAAAATCCAGCGCCCGAAGATAATGCCGATTGACGTTGAAATCACTTATTCCGCGACGGCGACAACGCCCGCAAACATCCAAACCGTTCTTGCTGATACTTTGCTCGCCTATTTGTCTGACAATATGCCGCAGATCGGTCAAACCGTTTCGTCATTCTATTTGAATAAGGCTTTCGACGGATTCGGCTACGCGCAGATTTACTCGGTCAAGGTTAAGCTTCACAGCGACGTCACATTCGGCGATTACGCGGTCATAAACGCGGACGAAATCGCGCAACTCGTCGCGGGGAACATCTCTTTCACGGTGGTCTAAGATGGCAAACTATCAGGAAGTATCAACGAACGTTCTCCAGCGTCAATTCGGTTATACAAACGTCGCGGCGCTTATGATCGAGCGCGCGAAGGTGTTTGACCAATTCCTCGGCGATATTGTCGGCGATCTCGTAAATCAGTTCTTCAATATCGACGAATGCCTGCCTGTCGCTCTCGACAATTACTGGGGAAAACTTCTGGGGATCACGCGCGTTTTTGAGGACGGAGACGGGAACGTCTACACCCTGACGGACGACGAGTTCCGGGAAATCATAAAAATAAAACTGTTTTTCTGGGACGGTTCCCTGATTTCGCTAAACGAATTTTTCCGCGACATCTTCAAGAATCGCGGGACGTTCTTTGCGGTCGACACGCAGGACATGACGATGATCAAGTTCGTTATCGGCTTCGCGCTGACGGCAAACGAAATCGCCATGTTTACGAAGTTCGACATTTTCCCGCGTCCGGCAGGAATCGGGACAAAAATTCAAATTATTCCGGCAGATCAAAAATACTTTGGATTTGAAAGCATCAATCAATATACGGAATCCCCCGTGACTGTCGGGTTCGGCTCTTGCTTCAACGGCAATCCGACGGGCGACGGAAAAACAGCAACAATTTACGACGAGGTTTAAAAATGGCACGTTTTATCCCTAAACAATTCGCAGAAAATTCAACAACGAGTGTTGTCTTCGGCTCGTTCCAAGAGCAAGGCGGGAACGTCGGCGACGGAACTATATCAAACGATCCGGCGACTTTGCAGGGCGGGACGGCATGGCCGCTTGGTTGGAAAGCGGCTACGGATAACTTCTTCCAGATTCCGCGCGGCGAAGAAATGGAAGGGCTTGAACGTGTCCTTTCTGCCGCGATTGTCCAACAGTTCACGGACGGCATCACTTTTTGGCAAGCAAATATGCCTGTCACGCAGTACCAGACTGTTGTTCAATACCAGTCCGAGACGGATTTGCCGAAATTATACGTCAATATTACCGGCACAAACACCACGACACCGCCGCCGCAAGATGCGGTAAATTGGTTGGTGTTTTTTGACCCGTTAGTCAGCGGGCAGCCAACTGGATCGGTCATAATTTGGTCTACGGCTTCGGCGCCTGCGGGATATTTGATTTGCGACGGATCTGCCATATCAAGGACAACTTATGCGAATTTATTTTCCGTCATTGGCACAACCTACGGGGATGGGGACGGAAATACAACCTTTAATTTACCGAATGCTACCGACCGTATTTTGCAAATGAGTGGTGGTCGTGGTGCTGTCGGAGCGCTGCTAAATGAGAGCTTGCCGAATTTCAAGGCGACTTTCCAAAGCAATCTTCAACCTGGGCAAAAAAATAGAGCGGCTCTGACGTGGAATCAGCCGGCGACAGGCACTGCAGGCATAACGCCGCTTAATACTAATTCATTTGCATCCAATACAGATGGAATAAATATTACGGGTGGGTGTACTGGCTTCAGTATAAATTTGTCGCAGTATAATAATACCTATCAAGACAACGCTCCCGTTCAGCAAAAGGCTTTAGTGTGCTGTTTTTGCATCAAATACTAATACTTTATACAACATTGAATCAATAGAGCATTTTGTTGTACTGGTGCTCCAGCAGAGTATGGAGATGAAAATCCTACAGCACCATTTGTATTAAAAGTGCCTCCTGTAGGCATTCCTAAATCCGGAACAGTCGCTTGCGTTTCGCCGTTCCCAATATTAAACGTATGATAGTGGGTTGGAATAGGTAAGCTTTCTGCTTTATAAGTTCCCACTGCACCTCTAGTACCAGCCCCTTGAATTACTCGGTCTGTAAAATTAGGTAAATTAAAGGTTGCTTTTTTTTAAAATTTCAAAAAAAGGAGAACATTATGAAATGTTATAAATATGACGAAAAAGGGTACTTTGAAGGAGAAATGAACTGTCAAAGGGATCCTTTAGAAAGCCTAAAAGAAAAACGAGACGTGTGGTTATTACCCGCAGACGCGACGTATGTCGCGCCTCTTCCCGAAAAAGACGGCTTTAAAGTAAAATGGAATGAAGATCATTGGGAATATGAAGAAATTCCAGATGAATCCGTTCCTGAACACGCGCCCACGGAAGAAGAATTGAAACAACAGCGACTGTTCGAACTCAAAGGCAAGCTGTATCAAACAGATTACAAAGCCTTGAAATATGCTGAGGGCTGGCTGACCGAAGAAGAATACGCAGAAACAAAAGCCGAACGGCAGGCGTGGCGTGATGAGATAAATCAGCTTGAAAATCAAAAAGCCTAAAAGGATCCATGACCATGGAAAAGTTAAAAGAACCGATAGGATTATCGGCCGGACTGACTGCGCCGGCTTGGGTGCCCGCATTAAATGAGTGGGTCGGCTGTTTAATAGGATTGGCAACATTAGCTTATGCGGTTGGCAGAGTGTATTTTTTGTTTCGTAACAAGGGGAAAGAATGACAAAGAACTACTTTAAACGCTCGGAAGAATGGTGTCCGTGCTGTCATAGCGGCGGGCTTGTGCCTGACTTTCGGGACAAACTCAACAAGGCGCGTCAGATTGCGAACGTGCCTTTTATTTTGACTTCAGCGTTCCGATGTTCTGCGCATAACGCTGAAGTCGGCGGTTCGGAATCGTCTTCGCATCTGGCGGGACTTGCTGTGGATATTAAATGTACTGACGCATGGACAAGGTGCAAGATATTGTCGGCGTTATTTGCAGAGGGCTTTAACCGGATCGGTATCGGGAAAACGTTCATTCACGTTGATGACGATATGACTAAACCGACCGGTGTTGTGTGGCTGTATTGAGCTGTCAAGAGGTACTTGACTGTTGGAACTGGGAAGCTTTTGGCTTCCTTTTTTTTATGAAAGGAATTGAAAATGGACATTGTAAATATGTTGCTGATGAAAGCATTAGAGTTCGGCGCGACTTATCCGAAAATAAATACGGCTCTGGTTATTCTGGGCGGGTCGGTTTTTATGGCAACCGTTTTGAAACCAGTCGTGTATGTCATTGTCAACTGGACGAAGACGGAAAAGGACAATGCTGTCGCCGATAAAATTTACGGTGTAATAGACGGAACGGCGATTGATTTTAAACCGTTTGTTGATTTGTTCAAAAAGAAATACCCGAAGTTTGAAATATTGGATAGGGAAAAATAAGTACCTGCTCTGCGAAAGCATCAGGCTTTGAGCCTTCGGTAACCAGTCCGAAGCACAAAAAGCGGCAGGTTAATGCCTGCCGTTTCTTGCGAAATATGCAATCAGCCTTGTTCGACGGCGTCCAGAGCGGCGCGGTAGACTTTGCCGACCGCGATGTAATAGTCCTGCCGGATCAGCTCGATCAGCTGTTTTTCTTGCGGCGTGACAGCCATACCGATACAGCGGCGGCGTTCAAAATCCGTTACTTCGCTTTCTATGGCCGTTTTTAACGTCTGCGGATTGAACGACGGAGCCGGTAATACGGCCATCTCGTCCTTGATCGCCTTTGACGCGCATTTCTTGACAATGCCCCCGATGGTTTTTGCATCTAAGGCGGAGGCGCGGGCGTTCAAAGAGCGTTCCATATTATTGAACGCCTCAATATACTTGATTTTCCATTCCATTGCCTTTTTACCGGTAAAGCCCATGGCTAAAATGGTAAAACCGTCGCGCGTCATTTCATAGCATGGCAACATTTGGCCGTTGCGGTTTTCGGATTGATATTTTGAGGGCGAAAAATTCCGCTCTCTAAAATCTTCGGGAATTTCAAGACCGCGAATTGTCGCTAAAACGTCCTTGTGCGGACGTTCAAAACAATCCGCAATCATTTTAGAATTTGCAGTCACTTGATTGTTTGAAATTTTAACTAATTCGTTCAT